TCATGGCGTTTCTCCTTGTTCGGTTGTGATCAATGGTTCGAGGCCGCTGAGCTGCGTTTCCGCCGCCCCGATCTGACGCTCGGCCATTGCCGGCAGCCCTGCCCGCAAAGCGGTGGCGGCCCCATCCAGCGACAGCTCCGCCGCATCCAACGTCCGGGCAATCAACTGGGCGCGTTGGCTGCCGGGCGTGATCCATTTCGCCTCGATCGCTTGGCCCAGCCCCTCCGCCAGGCTTCCGGCAAGCAGGTTGGCGGCGGTGAGGCGCGCCCACAGGTTGTCTGCCGTCGCATTGGCGGCGCAGCCGGCCAGCAGCGCCAGGACCAGCATCAGACCCGATGCCAGCGCGGGGTATTTCCGATGCCGCTGCCTCATATTGAAGCGCTTGTCTGGTCGGCGGCGTCGGGCGCAAGATTGGGCACCTGGTAGACGACGAGCCCCACGATCAGCGAGACCAGCGCCATTTGGGCGCTGTCCGGCGTGGCAAGGTGCAACCGCTCCCAAAGCGTATCCGCCAGAATGCCGACCAGCCAATCGGCCAGCGGCGCCGCGATAGCTGCCGCCCAGGCCTTATTGATCGTGCCACCTTTGCTGATTGTCCCGATGGCCACAATTCCTTGCTTAATCATCCTTCTCTCCTTCAGCCTGCGGTGTTCATTTCAAGCAGCTTGGCGAGCCACCCGCTGCCGGCTCCCGAGATACCGCACAGCACGACCAGCGCGCCGATCATCAACCAGCGCAGGCGCTGCAATTCCTCGATACGATCGCCGAGCCTGGCGACGGCGTGTTCGAGTTTCTCGACGCTGGCCTGCAACCGGCCGATCGCCTGCGACGTTTCATGCAATCCGCCCATCACGACCTCACCATCCGGTTTCAAAGTTGTAGGCATCGATATCCGGGACCTGCGCAAGATTGCGCACCGCGTCGACATGCCCCCATTTCACCTGGCGCAGCCGGTAGACCTCGGCCTTCGCCGCTTCGGCGAGGGCAATCATCGCGCCTGGCGTCGCCAGCGGGAGGAAACTGTCATCCGCCATGCGCCAGGCGAATTGCGCTGGCCACGCGGCCCCGTTTGCTTCCGCCCAGCGCGCCTCGTTGCCCATGGTGGTGAGGTTGGCCTGATCCTGCTCGCGGATTTGCAGCACCTTGCCGCCATAGGGAAGGCCGGCGGCAAGGGCCTGCTGATAGCGTGCGGCGATGGCCCGCAATAGCTTCTCGCGCTGCGTCTCAGCCGGCCAGGCCCAGATGGCACCATCCCACCGTTGGGCATCCGCGTCTTCGGGCGCGACGGCAATCGGCGTACCGGCGAAGGGGTTATGTTCGGGCGGACCGTCATAGCTGCCGATGCACTTGCCCGATGCGTCGATATAGAAGTGCTGCATGTTCAACCTCGCAGATCCTTGCAATAGAAGACCAGTTTCCAGTTGGCGTAGGTCATGCTTGTGCCGATCCCGTTGCTCTTGCTGGCAATGCTCACGGGATAGGTCTGGTTAAGCGTCGCAACCATATTGACGGCGTCGGCTGACAGCGCGCCGCCATACGTCCAGACGGCCGCGTTGTAGTCGACTTCATCGCCAACGGCCCAGTTCAGATCGGTCGACTTGCAACGAAAGACGACGCGTATAAAGTTGGGCCTCACACCAAGCCCATGTGCCACGGAAAGAGCCGTGCCCACAGCCAGCGTCTGTTCAGCACTCTCGAAGGAGTAGCTGCCGTTGATGGTCCGCCACGCGCTGCCGTCACTGCGCAGCAGCACCGCGTCGCCCGGCCTCAGCAACCGTGTTGCCAAACCGTCCAGTGTTTCCGACCCGTTGGGGTCGATGGTGATGTCGCCGCTCGCCGCAGAATTCCGGACGGCGACGACACCGCCATTGCCGACCGTGGCCGCGGCCAGCAAAGTGAAGGTGACGCCGGCCGTGGTGAAATTGATCTCGCTGCCCTTGTCCGCGGCCAGCATGGCATAGGCAGCGCTTTTGGCGCTGACCGGCAGGCTGAAGCCGCCGGTCTGCCCGAACCAGGCAGGCGGCCCGGAGACGCAGCGCCAATTGTCATTGCCCTCGCAGCGGAATCTGGCGACCTCGCCGGCCGCGGTGACGACGTTGTTTCCGCTCGGCAGAATGAAGCTCACCGCATTGTGGCTGAGGGTCAGCGCCGCCGCGAATCGCAGTTCCACTTCGGTACCGGCGGGGTCCCCTGCCCACAGGCCGCCGATGGTCGCAGCACCCGTCACGACGTGATAGCCGCCGATATTGGCGTCTGCGGGCTTGGCCAGGGCCGCTGCGCTGGCGATGTCGCTGCCTTTGCGCCACAGCGCCGCAACCCCCCGCGGGGTCACGCTTTCCACCTCGGTCGCACCGGCACGTGTCTTGTCGATGGCGGCAAGGATGGTGGCGCCGCTTGGGATGTTCTTGTTCTCAAGGCCCGAAAGGTCGCCCTTCCAGCCCAGCAGCTTGTCCGCATCCGGGTCCGGCAGGGTGAGGTTGGCAACCGGGCTGGTCGGGCTCAGCGCCGCGGCACGCCCCAGTTTGTCGTCAAGTTCCTGGATGAGCGCCGTCAGGCGGTCGAGGGCACGTTCATGCGTCTCCGCCGGAAAGGGGTCGTTGGGCGTATAATCCACTTCCTGCGTGCGATTGGTGCGCCGCGCGATGGTCCAGCTCTTGTCGCTGCCGGGCGGCATCAACGCCGTCACCGTGCCGCCTGCACCGCCGCCGCCGGCGACCGCATAGTCGGTCGTGAGGACCTTGAGCGTCTCGCCGCCGCTGGCCAGGCTGCGTTCGATGACGTCGATTTCGTCAGCGCCGAAGAAGATGAAGGGTACCGCGAAAGACACGGTTGACCCGTCACCCGCGTATGTCACGCGGGAGGTCGTCGTTGAGATGGTCATGTGGCTTCCTTTTCAGGCAGGCAATGCGTAGCTCGCCTGCACCGCTCGTTCCGCTTCCACCCAGGATTGGATGGCCGGCCGGATCTCCGGCCGCGCCAGCGGCAACCACGCCGCAAAGCCGATACCGGTCATGAACTCCGCAAGGCGACCGCCAGCGGCCTCCTGCGCCAAAGGCGGCAAGGTCGGCCGTTCACCGCCCAGCACCAGATGGCTTTCTTCGATCAGACGGGTGGCTTCAGCGAGTTGCACCAGCAGCGGCGGCATGGATCGCAACATCCGCTCGATCTCGGCAATAAGCGACAGGCGGCTTTCCAGCATGACCTGGTGGCGCCGGATAGCTTCCTGTCGTTCGAAACCGGCCTGATCCGCCACGCTGCGTGCGATGGCGATTTCGGCATGGGCAAGGCCTTGCGCGATGTTCATCGCATCAAGGGCCAGGGCCTGGTCTCGCCCTGCCAGCATCTGCACCCGTTTCTGGGCGCGTCCGTCTCCCGTGGCGGCGGCAAGGGCCAGGGCCTCCCGCTGCTTAGCCAGACGTGCGCGCTCTGTGTCATTCTCGGCTTGCCGTGCCTGCAAAAGCGCCGCACAGGCCTGCCACTCCGCGGGCGATGTGGGCAAAGCACCCGGCGCTTCTCGTTCCGTCACGATTTGGCTCATTGCGCCCCTCCTGCCTGCGGATCCATCTCGGCGATCGCCGCCAGCGTGCGGATGAGCCAGGCATCGTTGCCAAGGCCGGTGCCACGCAGCAATTCGGCGAGTTCCTCCGCACCACCGCATTTTTCGATCAACGACTGCGCCGCGGCGATCTTGCGCGGATAGTCCTCGCCCCATTCCTGAGCGAGTTCCGCCTGCGCTCGCCCGGCAGGATCAGCGCCGGACGGCGCCGCGTCGCAAAGCTGCCGGCAATAGGCCTGCACGATGCCGTTGACCGCTCCCTGCGGCAGGCCCGCGCGATGGAACCATTGCCGCGCCTTGCCCTCAAGCGCGTCGTCCCGCTCGAAATCCGGCGGTACCGCAATCTGGTATCCTTGCGGATCCGTCGGCGCCCGCATGGCGTCGGCCAGATCGCCGTGCTGCTTCGGCGGCTGCTTGGACGGGATATTCATGCCGCGCGCGGCCAGGGCTTCACGCATAGCGGCATCAAGCGAATCGTGTTGTCTCATTTTGGTTTCTCCCATGGTTCGAGGGGGATGATGCTGTTTCCAAGCGAGCTCGTATTCGACAGTTGATCCAGCAACGAGCGCCGCTGGCGATAGCGCGCCTCGCGTTCCTTGGCGCGCGCCGCCTCGGTCTGGCCGAAGCGGGCCCAGCGTGCCTCGGTATCGTCGGCGCGGGCGGCATCGACCAGCATGTCGGTGGGCGAGCCTTCGGTGGTGACACCACCCTTCAAAACGGCGACGCGCCGCCTCGACTGATCGACCGCCGCCTTCTGGCGCAGCTGGCGTTCCTGCTCCACCCCTTGCGCTTTGGCGACCTTCGCCTCGCGCTTCAGCTCACGGCTCTCATGGCCAGCTGCCTGCGCGTCGGCTGCCATCTTGACGCCGGTCGAAACGACCATCGATGCAGCCATTGCTGCCGCGGTACTGCACATGTCATCCATCCATTGTTGTCAGTTGTGGAATCAGCGCCACGATCGTGCAGGGCAAGGGCTGCTCCTGCAGAACCGCGATGATCGCCTGCCTTTCCCATCCCTTGGGAAAGGCGACGACCTTGTCGCCGGTGAAAAGCGGCGGGCTTTGATCCATCGCCGTCTGGGCGGCGCGGAACACCACATCCTCGGTGCGACCGGTCTCGGCGCCCACACGCATGCCAAGGCTGTTGGTGAGCCGTACCGTCACGCGGTGAATGCGCCGGCTCTTGCCCTGGGCCGTCCCGTCCATGGCACCGGCTTCGGCATCCATGGTGGTGAGAAGGCTGGTATAGCCAAGGCCGATATGCGCAAAGGCCGCGGATCGCTCCAGCGTGACGCTGCCATCGGGCGCCACCACGCGGGTTGGATGCGTGGCGCCATCGGCCAGGATCGTCACCGTTTCGCCGATGAGATGATCGAGCCCGCGGATGACCCGCGCACCCAACGACCAGGCGCCGGCCGCCATCCCGCTCAGCGAGGGAAACGCCGTCAGGATCGTGGCAACGACATGTGCTCCGTCGGTAAAGCCGGTGATGCGGGCGCGCGCGACGTGATAGCCGCTCCCTGAGGGAGCGGGGAAGCTGTACTGGATCTCGCGACCGACATCGCCCACCACAAACATCGCGCTCCCGGCCGTGAAGACGACACCCGTCTGTCCCGGCACCGTGGCACCGGCACCCGGCGTCAACGCGGCGGCCCCGGCGCCGTCATAGCGCAGGCCGCCATCGACGAAGAAGGCGCCCTTCTTGTCGAAAGGATCTTCCGGCTCGAAGGCGCCGGCCATCCGTTCGACCGAACGACGCACAACACCGTTCACTTCACGCTCCACCGCCAGCCAGGCCTCGTCCTGGCCGGTTCCCGGGATGCAGGCGACGGAGAGGACTTTGGCGTGCTTGCCGGCAATGCGGTGCTGGTGCCAGCCGACCACATCCTGACCGCGCATATAGGTGAGGCCCAGCAGCGCCCCATCCGAACGCACCACCCAGACCACCGACCAGGGCTCTGCCTGATAGGCGATTTCCTTGATTCCCTTTTGCGTCAGATGCCGGGCAAGCAGGCTCAGCTCCGGCGAGTTGAACGCGTCATTCTCGAAGCTGTAGGCCATTTCATAGATCTTCCGGCCCGCTCGCTGCACATAGAGGACGGCAGCACCAATGCGCTCCGGCCGTATGTCGGCGCTGCCATTGGTGGTCTCGCGGCGCACCGTGACATTGCTCGGCGTCACCGCCTCGTTGAGCGAGCTGGCGCTGAGGTTGAACTCGCCCCCGGTGGTGCCGAGTGCCAGAGTCTTGCCGGCGCTCATCCAGCGAATGGCGTTCACCCGGTCGTCGGCGATGGTGAAGTTGAGAGCGTGATCATCCTTGGTGACGCCATCGATTCCGGTCGGCGAAAAACTTTCATAGGCGCCGGAGACCGAGGCCCAGAGGGTCTGCGGCTGCAGCTTCGAATTGGCAAGGAACAGCCGCTCCTCATGGAAGGTGATTGTACCGGGCCAACCCGTGCCCGCCGACCAGGCGCCGAGCCGCCAGGAGGTGACCGCCGCTGTCCCGCCGAAGGCGCTCCTGATGTCGATCTTCACCTGTGTGGCACTGGTGAAGGCCCCGATCTTCGCCCAGCCCCAGATGCTTGCATGCTTGATCCGCACCAGGCGCCCGACATCGCCGGCCACGAACAGGCTGGCCGAGGCGGTCAGCGTCACATTGCTGCCGCTCGCCGCCGCCGGCGCCAAGGTGACGGCGCCGACATTTTCGTCGAGATAGGGCCCGTCCTGAAAATCGATCGGTGTCAGCGACCAGCTGGTATGCCCGCTCCGCGCCAGCTTATAGGGGGCGAATAGCGGATGCGTCAGATAGAGCACGTCGGCCGACTGCGCCCATTTGAGCCCCGCGAGATCCGCCGCGCCATAGGGCGTTGCCACTTCATAGGGGGTCGCCGGACCGGTCTCGATCCGGCCGCCATTCATGTAGAAGCGGAAATAGCCATTGCCGGCCTCGATGACATAGGCCTGCTCGGTCGAGAACTCGAACGGGATCAGGCGCACGGCGCCATCATCCTTGGTGTGGGCAATGAATTCGGTTCCCGGCCGCCGCGTCGCCGGACCTTGCGCCAACAGGACGAAGTTCTCGATGCGGCGACAGGCGTTGCGATACTTGTCGAGGTCGATGCGGCCGTAGAGATCGGGCGACCATTCGCCGGCATTGAAGGTCGATAGCAGATGCGATGCGCGCGCCATGGATCTCAACCTCGCGCCGCCAGCCAGGCATCGATGACGAGATCGCTGGCGCCGCCTTCCTGCGCATCGACCGCTTTCGCTTCCGCCAGCACCGTGCGCAAATAGTCCCGCGCCGCCTCGATGCGCGATCCGCTTTCGGTGAGATTGCCGGCAAGATGCACGGCCAGTTTCGCCGCCACCGCCTCGGCCAACAGCGAATCATAGCTCGCCACGTCGACGATGCGGCCGATATAGAGGATATCGAGCGGTGCCGCATAATCGGCGAGAATGCGGCGACCCTCGACCCGGTAATCCGTCCCGTTGTCGACCTCGAGCAGGCGCAGGCAGAAAGCCGGCTCCGGTCCCTGCGGCAGCTGGTACTGATAGAGATAGCCCCAGCCCGGCGCCTCGTTGAGGGCCGGCAGGCGTGCGCGGCGCAGGGCTGCATTCCACGGATAGAGCCGCAGCACCGAATCCGCCGAGGGCTCGAAATTGCGCTGGCACAGATTGGCCGCTTTCGATCCATCCTCCAGCGAGATGATGGGATCGGCGCCCAGCAGATCGAGCGCGCGGTTACAGATCGAAACGGTCGAGATGGCCATTTTTCAGTCTCCAACTATCGCGCGGGCAGCGGGGTTGCCAGCCGACGAATGTCGCCATGCGCCAACTTGGCGGCCGCTGCCCGCGCGATCACTTAATCCAGCGTGTAGAAAATCATCACGCGCAGCGTACCGGAGGCCGGCAGGGCGGCCGCGGCGATGGTGAGGATGACGATCTCTTCCGCCGCCAGCGCTTCGCCGGCGACGGCCGCCGGACCGAACAGGGTCGGCGTGTCGACGGCGGTGAAGGCCGCGGCGCCGCGGTACTTGGTGGCACTGCCGGCAATACCGATAGCCAAGGTCGATGAGCCCAGCGAAACGGTGCTATTGAGGATGCCGTAAAGCACGCGTGCACCTTTGGGCAGGCGCGCCACTTCGACGATGTCGCTGGTCGGCTGGGCCGCCAGCACGACCTTCTCGTTGAAGACGCGCACGCGGCCATGGATGTCGCCGGCCATCGGCAGATCGACCGGCAATGAATTGCGCAGGCGCCCCATTTGGGTCCCGTATTGAGTAGCCATGTTCTTCTCCTGTTAGATTTCAATCTCCAGCATGGCGCGGGCAACGGGGTTGGAGTGGCGGCAGTTGCCCGCGCCAACAATCAAGCAAGCGTCGCGATCTCGACGACGCCTTCTTCCTCCATGCGCGTGGCGCCGACCGACATGGCGCAATAGACCTGCGTCGCATAGGATTTGTCGGGGCGTTCGGTCACCTTCACCTTCGGCGTCTGCGCGATGGCGAGCAGCAAGGCCGACTGGCGCCAGGCGAGGCACGCGCGGTCGCCGCCGGTGGTGGTGCCCAGGCGCTGCGTGCGGATGAATTTGAAGCCGAGAAAAGTGTCGATCTGGCCGGCGGCCAGCGCCTTCACCGTGTTGTAGTCGCTCGACGTCACCTGGGTGTTGCTGAGGAGGACCGTGATGTCCTTGGCGGGACACGCGACATAGCGCGGCTCGTCCGGATCGTTCTCCGCGGCATCCAGGATCTCCTTGGCGGCAAGCAGCTTGGCGAGCGTCAGGCCGGTGCCGCCCACCGCAATCTTCTGGCCCGACGGCAGCGCAAGACTGGTCTGCCCGGTCTTGCGCTGCCGCGGTGCCGTTGGCATTGGCGATGATGACATCGTCCATAGCGCGGCCCAGCGCAT